CAGCAGTTCTAATATTATATACATAATCAGGAGTGCTATCACCCACAGATTCTGTCATAAAATGTTTTACAAAAGTTGTGCTACTAGGATTAAACAAGTACATAGTTGCGGCAACAGATTGGTCGTTTTCTGAAGCAGTATTAACAAACATATATTGATAATTTGTTGATTGTGCTAAATCAGCAGAAGCATTATAAGCTAAATTAGCACCTGTACCGTCTTGTCCATGTTCAGCAGTAAAATATGTTGTTGTTTTTGTAACATTATAGTTACTACCACCATCAGTAGAAAAATTATAATTAAAAAAAACATTATCAGTTTGTGGGTGAATATTTATAAACTTAAATATATAAGTATCATAAGTGCTATCAATATTAGAAGTAAAAGAAGATGATGATACTCCTGATGTAATATTGTTTGTGGCAAGTAAAACTAATGAACCACTTGCTATGCTATCTAAAGCAGTAACAGCAGATATAGAATTGTTATTGTATTTAACTAACGCCATATAATTTTATAACTCCTGAATCAATGTTGCCTGATGACATTTTGAAATCTATTGCGTTAATTGCTGATGTGGTATTAAAATATCCAGCATTATATCTTGCGATAGAATAATCACTACTTACTGCATTATTATTTGTAGAAATAAAATGCTTAACAAATGTGTCGTTTGATGGTTCAAAGATATGAAGATAACCACTACAAGTTTGATCGTTGTCATTTCCAATAGAGACAGCTAAATTTTTATAAGCAGTAGATTGTGCTAAATCATTATTTGTATCATAACCTAAACCTGTTTGAGTATCATTTTCTAAATGATATGCTTCAAATACAGTTGTAGTTTTAGTAACATTGTAATTACTTCCACTATCTGTGCTTCCATTAAATTGAAAAGAAACTGCATCACTAGCTGGGTGAATATTATAAAACTTGAACACATACTCTTTATACGTACTGTTTATTCCACTTGTAAAAGATAATGAGGAACTGCTACTAGCTGTTTGAGTAGAAATTAAATTTAATCCACCACCACTAATACTAGCTGGTATTGCTGTGATTGATGATAAGGAATTGTTGTTAGCAAAGTTAAGAGCCATTGTTTAACTCCTAACTATGTTTTCTTCCGTATAACGAAAATTTGCCTGATGTAATATTTCCACTTTCCATAAAAATTTTAATACCTGTAACATTAACATTTTCTAATTTTGCTAGATTTCCCCAGTTATCTACTGCTACTCTTGCACTATCTTCACCAGTAAGCACACCCCACGATCTAGCTTGTTTATATCCTTGCTGATCAACAGCATAAATTATAATTTCAAAATTTGCACTTTCCGAAGTATCATTACCTATTTGTGCTGAAAATCTCATTTGATCTGCACCTGTATTATCCTCAACTAAAGTAGAATTATCTCTACCAATTTCTGCATATTTATATTCACCTGAAGTAGTAAAGACAGCTTGAGAGCCGCCAGTTCCAGTATAAAAATGACCAAATATTCTTGTGTTATTAGTTGCTGGTCTTAAACAAGAAATAACAACTTGAAAATCTCTATAATCACTTGAAAATGTTGTAAAATCTATTGATGAAGAATTAGATGCAGTTGCTGAAGATATATATTCCCACATACCACCACCAGCATCATCAAAAGATAACTGACCTATTCCTGTTGTTCCTGAACCTGATACTGAAGCTACTTTTAAAACTTTGTCTGCTGTTACATTTCCTGTTGGAAATTTAAGTGTGTAAGATTGATTTGCTGAGTGTGCTGGGGATTGTAATTTTATTCCATGTGAGTTCTGTTCGCAGTTTAATTGTAAAGCACCAGCAGTTGTTCCATCACCTTTAATCTGTAATCCAGCCGCAGATGAAGTTGTTGTAAAATTTGTTTTAGCATTTGTTACTGTTGAATCTGATGGTACTCCTAAATCTAAAACATTACCAAGTATCATTACAAAGTCTATGACATCACCTGTTGCTAGGTTAGAAGCAAAAGTTAATGTTGAACCTGATACAGTAAAACTATCTGTTGGTGCTTGAAGAATACCATTAAGAGATACAAGCATATGATTAACGCTTTCAGGAACTACATTAGTTCCGCCTACTTGTAATGTGTATGCCGCTTGACCATTAACTACTGATATTGCGTCACACTTTTGAAAGTTTCCTATTGTTGGTTCTTTACCTATATATGCCATTTGTTATCCTATTAATGTTTTTATTTCTGCTTCTGTTAATCCCAATGCTTCAAGTTTAGCTTGTGCAGATTGTTTAGCTGATTGTTCTGCTTGTTTTTTAGCAACGATTTCTTGTCTATATTTTTCTTTTTCTGCTAAAAATTTATCTGAATAATTAAAAGAACCATCAGGTTTTCTAATCATATCAGCGAATACATTGTCATTTACTTCAACATATCCTTCTACATAAGAATAAGATATTTGTGTTACTTTATTATCTTTAATTAATGCGTATTTCATATTATGCTACTTTCCATATTTGTACATCTGCAAATACCTCTACTACTCCATAACCTTGCTCAACACCATAACCATCTGATGATTTTGTTGTTTCATTTCTATGTTGTAATTCAAAAGTTTTTTGTGATGCTATTGTAAATCTTCCTGACAAAAATGCTATTGCTGAAGCACCTGATGCTGAATATGCACCGCCACCAATTATTGCATCTGAACTATCTGTAACATTTCTTATTTTAATTTTACCTCTACCTGAACTCCAAAGTTGTGCATTAGCATTAACAAAGTAAGTTCCACTTGGTAATGTAATTTGATTTGATGATAAAGATGCTCCTGTAATTTCATTTGTCATTACAGTATTTAATGTTCTTGTTTGAAAAGAACCAGCAGTTGCTGTTCCACTTGTAGTTCCTGATGATTTTTCATCTCTTACATGAAGTAAAGCAGATTCAAATATTCCACCTACACCTGTAGTTTTTACAGAAGTTACAGCACCATCAGCAATGTCTGCTGTTGCAATAGTTCCATCTGCTATTTTAGTTGTTGTAATAATTCCGTCTGTAACATCACTTGCAGTTAGAGGAACAGGTGTTGGTTTTTTTCCAATATATCCCATCTAAAATCCTATGTTATTTCCATGACTGACAGTGTACCTGAAACTTTATCAGCTACAGAGCAATCGATTTGAATTTTATCACCAGCTTCTAAAATTACTTTAGATCCTGATAAAACTTCTAATGAACTTCCTGTTGGTATGGTTACATCCTTAACTAAAAAAGATGTACCATTTGCAACATTGTTTGCACCACCTCTATTTGATGTTGTACTAACGTGTTCTACTTCAACTGTTACTGCTGTTGTATGAATGTTAGCTAACACAAGACCAAGAACTACAGTTGTTGTACTTCCTGCTGCTGTGTACATCACATAAGGTGTACCTGCTGAAGCGGGTTCTGCTGCGAAGTTGATTGCTTTAAAAGTATTTGCCATTTATATCTCCTTTGTCCTTTTATCCTTATCCTAACGCTATTGCAAGAGCTGTTGGATCGTCAGTCACAGCTATGGTTACTGTATCTGTCGCACTCGCAGTTGTTGTAATACCTGATCCTGCAGCTATCGTTAATGTATCAGCATTTGAAATAGTCTGACTAGAACCACTTGTTCCTGCTAGGGTAAAGTTTGTCATACCTGCATCAATTTCTATCCAAGCACTTCCGTTATAAACACGAAGTCTATTTGTAGTGGTGTTAAAATATAAATCTCCTGCCGTCAAAGCATCACCATCATTATCTACACTTGGATCACTAGATTTTGCTCCTAGGTAAGTGTCGTCAAAAGCATCAGCACTCGCTGCCGCTTCCGCAGCTGAAGTAGCTGCTGCTGTTGCAGAGTTCGCTGCATTAGTTGCTTGTGTCGATGCAGTGGATGCAGATGTTGAGGCATTGGATGCTTGAGTGGATGCTGAAGAGGCTGAACTTGCTGCGGCTGTAGCCGAACTAGCAGAAGCTGTGGCACTTGTCGCTGCATTGGTAGCAGAGGTTGCTGCTGATACAGCATCGACTAATAATTGAAAATGATCTGTGTCTGTTAAAGAATCTCCAACAACACTGTTAGCTACACAAATATAAACATTGTTGAGTTGAGCTGCTGTTGTTGATTTAATAATATCTCTTTGTACATAAGCTGCAGTAGTTACAGTGGCATCAGTACCTTTGAAAGTTCCTAATTCTTGAGTAACTGAAAGTTCTCCTGAAGAATCAAAGGCTAGAATTTTATTAGCACGATCACTAGCAGAAGTCGTGAACTCGGTGCTAGTCATTGTGTTTGTTCTTGATAATTTAATGGCTCGATCTAACTCTTCTTGGATTTGTTGAGTTGTCATCGTAGCACGATCCAAACCCTCTTCATGTGACTCCGCAGGGAATGGATCATTAGCGATATAGTCAATCGCCTGAGTTTGCGGGACAGCTCTTCGCAACACAACAGTTTCTGTTGCAGTTGGAATATTGCCTGATGTGAAAGTTATACTTCCACCATTTGCGTTTCCTGCTCCACTAACTGTGTAGTGAGTTGTAATTGTTTTTACAGTCTCAGTTCCTGCAGCTGATCTTATGATGACTTGCAAATCAGAGTCTGCAAATATCTTAAATGTGTAGTTGAACGAGGTAGTAGACCCGTCACCTGAATATGAATTTTTTACTGTAGTCGAAGATATTGTCATATTTACTCTCTATATATTCATTTTATTGTCTAGGCAATAACTCTTTTGCCTGTTCTTTTACGTCTCCTAGTCTCATGGGTTTTAAGAAACCATATCTCTCTTTTCTAGCTTCTTTTACCGCTTGATCAACTTCTTTATATTTCTTCAGCATATCACCATACGCTTTTTTCTTATAAACCTCAAATATCTTCTTAATAGTCTTTTCTTTTCCACCATCAAACTCTTCATTACCTTCTTGTCGTCTTTGATATGAAATAGTATTAAATGTTCTAGCTAATTGTTCTTTTAAATTTATACCTCTAATCTCAGTTTTACCAATTTGTTCCATCCAATAATCATAAGCTGTTTGACCATCTATTTTATATTCTAATAATTCTACTTTTTTTTCTACAATCTTTCTAGGATCAGATAGTCCTACTTTTAATCTTGCAATCTCTAATGTTACGGGATCATCTTTTATATCTACTTTTTTACCTACTAAAAATGGTCCTTGAGTTAAAGCTGAAAAAGACAACCCACCTTCAGGATTGAAGTAAATAGCATTTGGTGTTTTATCTATAGGTACACCTGTTAATATATCTCTTCTTGGTTCAAGATATTCTGTTTTTTCTATGAAAGGTGCTTTTTTAATAATTTCATCTACAAAACTTCTTGATTCATACATATCTTGATCTGCTGGTGTGATACCAGGAAAACCTTGACCAATAAGAGCTTGATAAGGAATAGCATTACCAATTTGTTTTCCAAAATATTTTTCTAAATTATCAGGAGTAGGTCGTTCAGCAAGTTCAAAAGCATCAGAAATACCTCTTAAATATGATTTATTAACTGCTGATTTCATTGCTGACAAGACAGCAACTGTCATCATGTTTTCTTTACCTTCATCATTAATGTTTAAATTATTTTCATTAATGTCTGCAGCAATTCCAAAAATATAAAATCTTGGATCCATTCTATTATATTGTTTATATGTTATTGTTCCGTCAGGATTTTGTTGTGCAATAGAATAAGGTTGCCATCCATTATTTAACCATGTTTTTTTAACATTAAAATTTTTAGGACCATTACCTGTAATCTTTGGATATACATTGCCATCTTTATCTGTAACTGAAGATTGAGTTAAATGATAAGCATATAAGGCTGCTGATGTTCCAAATAATTGTCTACCTAAAACTTCAGCTCTAGCTCTTCTATCTCCTGTTCTCCATAAATCTCTCATAGGTTTTGTAAAACCACCATAAACAGGAATACGAGTTTCAAATTGTCTCCATAAATTTGTAGGTGTTCTAACAAATGGCGCAAGGAATCTTAGATAAGGTGCTTTTTGTAAAAATTTTTGTATTGCACCACCAACATTAAAGTATCTTCCATCTTCTAATGAATTGGTAAATGTAGCCACTCTTGATTGTTGTAAGGCTTCTGCAGCGATAGCATTGTCTTTTACATTTGCCATGCCATTTTTATCAAAACCATTTTTAAATATTTTATCTATGTTAGCTCTACCTTCTTTTGATCCTACATCTAATCCTAGTTCTAAAGTATTTTCTATTGCAGAAGCATAAAGTCTACCACGATAATTAAATTGTTTAAAAAGTTCATCAGAAGTTAAAAGTAATCTTGTTGGTAGTTCAGATATTCTTCCTATCCAATCAATCGCTGTACCAACTTTACCATTAAATCCTAAGTTAGAACCACTGATAGGTCTAACTGCTTTACCATTAACAATTTGTAAATTATCTTGAGTTCTTTGTAATGGATCTAAAACAGCATCACCTTGTTTTAATGCTTTACCTACTGCTTTAATACTATCACCAAAAGTAAACATCATACCTTGATATTGAGAAAATCCTGCTCTCATTGTTCTTAAATCAGCTCTTAATGCACCACCTGTTATTTGTTCTAAAGGTTTTAAAAGTAATTCATACGAGTTAGATAAGAAGTTTACAGCATGAGTATATGTTCCTGATAATAATGAATTGATATATAACGAGTTAAATACTTCTATATATTTTTGAGATCTTGATTTTGACACTTCATTAATAACATCTTCAGTTTTCATACCTTTTATTTTTTTAGCTAAAACAGCAGGATTAGCATTGTAATCTCTGATAAGATTTGCAATCTTTTCAACTTCTAATATTTTACCACCTGATCTTGATACTTTAATTCTACCTGCTTGAGTAACTCTTGCTGCACCTCTAATTTGTTCTTTAAGAGAGTATACTGTTTCAGCAATCACTTTACTTCTTACAGCTACTTCTTCTTTTGCTTCTTTAGTCCATTTATCAGTGTTCTCTCCAAACTCATCTAAATATTTTGCAGATGCTTTTTGTAAGTCAAATGCTAATTCTTGTAATAATTGTTTTGATGCTAACATTCTAACAGTAGCATTTTTAACTCGTTTACCTTCCTTAATTGTACTTTTTAAAACTTCTTCTTTATCTCTTGATAATGCAGTAGCTAATTCTTCAGCAACATCATTAGCTAAAACATCATTCTCAAGAAAATCTTTAGTCACATCATCAAACATAGTTTCACTAACATCATCAATAGTTTTTAAAACTTCTTCTCCATTTTTAAATGATCTTGTATTAAGAACTGATTTAATCCAAAGTTCAGAATCTTTTTTTGCAGATTGTTGAGATGTTTTAATAACTTTAAGAGCTTTATTTATATCGATAGCAGTATTATCTTCTAAGGCTGCTTTTTTTAATCTTTTTGTTTTTTTTCCTTTTTGTGCATCATCTATAACTTTAGCAGTTTCATTTTGTAGTTTAGTTCTTTGTTCTAGGTCTTTAGTTTTTTTCATTTTCTTGAAACCTTTAATGCCATAGAAAATACCTTCAGCTACACTACCAATTACAAATCCTTCTAATACATTTTTTAATCTTCCTTCCATCAAACTATCATCATCATCTGATGCGAGATATTGAGTCACAGCATTATTTAAAACAGGACTATCAAATTCAACTAGCATATCTGACAATCTATCTTCGTTAGGGTCAAAGACAGTGAGATCAGCAACAGCACTAGCAGATAAATTTCTTACTGTTCCTTTATAAATATTTCCCGCTAGACCAACTCCTTTAAAAAATTTATTTGGTCCTACAAATCCTGTAAGAAATCTTGAAACACTTTCTGTCATATTTCCAGCTACAGTTTTAGGTTTATGAAAAACAGGTAATTGTCTTTTTTTATTTAATGTTGGGTCTTTCCATTTCGTAGGTGTAATGAATCTTGGTATAAAATCAGTAAATGCAACTTTACCTAATAACGTATCAGGTGTGTCATAAGGCATAACAATATTTTCATCTAAAAAATCTAAAGTTTCT